GTCTTCCACTTTATCAAACTTTTGCATTCTTGAGATTGTGTCATGTAGGTTACGCACCTGGATGCGACTACCCCATATCTCTTTACGGCGACTTCTCGATAACTCAAAATACATACTAGCTGTATCTCTGATATCGTGATAGGAAGGCGCGTTTCTAATGAATAAGAACGCCTGGCGCTCGCCGTATTGATGGCTAAGGATGTTAACAAATTTACGAATAACCGGTAAATCGCGGTCATCACGCCACAATGGCCAAGACTGAATATAACTTGTATTATCAGCGTTGTCCTTGACGACATCGACCATAGCCTTTTGGTAGTCCTTGTTCTTAAATAACGTAGCCATAACTTTGACGATCTTCGCATAGAAGAACGGTCTATCGTGTAATAACCTTCGAACCCATCTAGCATCCGGTAAGTTATGAGCCTTGATTAAAGCCTTTACAAAAGAATCACCTTTTATCGTTAACTCTAATACGTTACCCATACCAAGGGTCTCGTTGGGGAATTTTCGATTATAGTAATCGTCATAGTCACGCTTTAAGCTGTCATTGATAGCCGGCGCATCCGGAGCTTGTAATTTCCATACTAAGTTATGAAGTAGGTTATCTAGAGCTCCGTACTTGTTAGATACCTGTACGCCTTGTCTAATGGATTTGACTTTATAGCCTACGACCTTTGATAATTTCGTGAAGAATACTTCTTTTAGCACCTTAGCGAAACATTTTAACTCATCCCTATAGTTATGTAGTCTGCAGTCAGGAGTGGCTACGAACCAAACTAACGATGAAAGGGAATTGCTAAAGCCCGACGGAGATACTGTCGCTTCTTCAACGACGTCGCTGCGTGAGCGCTTCTTGAGTATGGTAAATGTTTTTCTTTGTTTAAAATCAAACCGCACCACATCGATGACATGAGATTTATAGCCTTTGTAAATCATCCCAGTATCTCCGTCGGCGTATACCGTGTCGTACTCAAATTGCACGTCCAGTTTATCGCCCCTATCTATAATTGATAAGTCTAGGGATAAAGGAACTGTGGCGCTATACCCAACTTCTGCAGTAAACCCCTTAGCGTGGATCCGCTCGCCGCATTTTGGGCAATAGAACTCATCTGATTCCCGGCAAGGCACTATCCCGAACCCATTAGATTCCATTGGCCAAAGATTAGCGAAGGAGTGTTCGCAAGGTACATGGTAATAACTTGCCGGGTTAAAAGGTGATACTTGATTGCGCCGCACTAGGTCGTACAGCCTTTGTACTTGTAGATTGAATAAGACCTTCATGAGGCGATATCCTTTCTCTTATAACAAATCGTCTAAATCATCTTCTTCAGGAGTTTCCTCAACTACTGGAGCCTCTACTTCTTTCTTTTTGGTAGTACGTTTACGTTTTGGCTTTTCTTCAGGTTTCTCTTCTGCTGTTGGAGTAGCTTCAGGTTCTTCCACCTTAGGAGCTTCTACTTTTTTACCGTTTAATATCTTAAGCGCGAGGTCGCAAGCAGCAATACATCCTTCGCAGTACGCCATAGCTGTATCTTTACGTTCGCTAGCTGGTGCATCTTTTACGAGTTCATATAAGCCGTCGATTGCTTCGCGTTGTTGTTGAATTTGTTGTTTTGAGAGTTTCATAAGAATTGTCCTCCTAATCCTTCATGTAGTAAGGGTTCTCAAACCCCGCTGCGTTTAATATGAGGCCCTCATTCCAGGGCTCAGGTTCACACATAATATCTATTACTTCTTCTAAACTGCCTACGCCTATAGGCGCTTCGATAACCACTTCGTCGTGGATATGGGCTACAATTTTGTACCCTGCTTTAGCAAGTCTTAGCATTGATGCGGCTAAGCAATCTCTTGCTACAGCTTGCACGATGTTTTCGACGAGCTTTCCGCCGTAGGTTTCAACTCTGCCCCATGTATTCTTAACCTGATCCATTCCGTCATACTCAATCGATTCACTACCGAACCGGTTAGTCCCAATTCTAGGTCTTGCGTAGGCAAGTCTTCGTCCGGACGGTAATTCGATGAACAGGAAGCCTTTCGATTTAAAGAATTTAATATTGCCTTGTCTAATTCGTACGGGTTCTCCTGTTTTCACTACTTGCTTTGCTGCGCTGTCTGCATCTTTCCAAAATTTCGTAATTCGTGGACTTGCTTGTCGCCAAGCTTCGATGATACCAGGTAGCTCCTTCTCAGGAATCTCCCCTTTTGAGTCCATCGCTTTCATAGCTCCTACACCGCCACCATAGCCGAGCGCTAATTCTGCTACCTTACCTTTTTGGCGAAGATGCCCATTGACGCCATGCTTCTCGACCGGTACGTGGAACATACTAGATGCGGATGCGCAGTAAATGTCACCACCTTGCGCAAATACATCCTGTCGCCATTTCTCGTGAGCTAGCCAGGCGATAACACGGGCTTCAATAGCACTAAAGTCGGCTACAATAAATCGGTGCCCATCCTCTGCTACAAGAGCAGTACGGATAAGTTGCTTAATCACATCACCAGGGTTTCCGTATAGTAGGTCTAACATTTCAACGTCTCTACTTTTTAGAACTTCTCTAGCCGTGTCTAAATCTTCTAAGTAGTTACGAGGGAGGTTCTGTAGTTGTACTACACGACCTGCCCATCGTCCACTACGCATAGCTCCGTAAAACTGAAGCATGCCGTGTATACGACCATCTGAGCATACAGCGTTTTTCATGGCCAAGTATTTTTTGATGGAGGAATTACCGAGCACCTGTCTATTTTGTAGTACCTTGCGAACATCAGAGGGGATATCCTGTGCCAAGAGGTTTGATACATCGTCTTTTCTCATTGTTTCTAGATCATATCCTAGTCTTGCAGTTAGCCACTCTTTAAGTTGCATAGTACTGTTAGGATTCTCTAATCCTGTTAATATCTTGGATGACTCGGTAGCTTCTTCCACGATTTCGTCGTTACAAGCAAGCGCTGCATCGACGAGTTCCATATCTACTTTCACGCCTCTCCAGTTGATATCTTGGTCGAGTAACCAGTACTCGTGCTCGATAGCAGGTGGTTTTAGCGAAAGTAAGCGTTTACGAATTGCCTTCTCAACTACTACGTCCTGGCGGTTATACTCAATGTATTCCGCCCATTTCTCCGGCGCATCCTCAGGCATATTTCGTGTCTTAGGATTCGTCTTAGTTGGTTTACGTGGCACAGAGAAGAACTGAATTAAGCGTTTACCTCTTGCATCTTTGGCTTCACCTAATCGTAAAGCCTTAGACACATTATCGAGGCTTGCAGGTAAACTGCAGTATAACGCTAGTACAGAGGTACACTCCCAGTTCGTGTAATCCGCATCAGGGAAGTACTTTTTTAGACAAAGCATTTCGAATGCTGCGTTGAATGCGGTCTTTGTAATTTCCTTGTTATACAAAGCGTCCACCACCCTTTCGGGTAGTGGATCCTTTGTCATATCAATTACTTCGACCGGTTCATCATCGAAGCTATAGGCAAAGAGCAGTATTTCAAATGTTGTATCATCAACGTATCGCTGGGCCCCATATTTAATAGGGCAGTCAGAATACGTTTCCACATCAATACTGAGCTCCATATATGCCTCCTTAGATTAAATCGTCATCGTCTAGGTCGCCTAAATCATCGTCCCCAAAGTCGCTAGCAGATACATGAACACCGCCGAGGCGGTCACCATCTTTAACTTTACGAACACCATTTAGACCAAAGCCTACACCTTTTTTACCATTGAAGTTGTAAGCGAACACAGAAAGCGCTACCTGCGCGTATACACCGGAGTAGATTTCTTCTTCAATGTCGAATTGGTCCATCTTGATTTTGTCACGCGTAAACACGATAGGTTGTTTATCGCTGTTAGCATTGATGAAGAATTTACCAGCGTATGTTTCAGGTTGGTCAGCTACTGCTTCGTCTGTATCGCCATCGCGTAAGTTCAATTTAAGGTATGCTGCTTTACCTTCTACCTTAGCTACTGCTTTTGGATCTGCCTTAAGTTCTTCAATCGCACGTTCAAATGCTTTGATTGTTTTCTTATCTGTCTTGTCGATGATGATTTGGGAACTATATTTTGCTTTGCCGTCGTCGTTTTTACGAGGTTGAGCGATGTTAGCATAAGAAAGTCTTACAATTCCAGTTGTTAATTTAGCCATTGTTACGGTCTCCTTATTTGTTAACTTCAGACATTAATTTGTTTACGAGAGCTTCGAGTTTAGAAATACGGCTTTGTGCATCTTTAGCTTCAGTAATGTAGTCACTGCCTTTACCAGTTTTGAACGCAAGGTTTACGGTGTATTGGTTCTCACCGCCTAGCGTAGCACCAAAGCCAAGCATGATACGTTCATTAGGTCTAGCGAATATGCCGAGCGCTACTGCATTACTGTTACGGTAATGACCGTAACTTACAGCATAGCTGACTTTGTCATTTCTGTTGAAATCGAGTGGATGCAATCCAGCAAGTGCTGCGGAACTTGCGCCTAACTTGTTAACACGTTGGCCAAGATTGTTGACCTTGTTGTTAATGTCATTAGCTAAGCCAATAGAACGATTTTCTAAAGTCGTGATACGACCTTCGTGATTGTCTGCCACATGTTCAAGGCTTCTAATATCCGCTGTATTAGCAGTTACCTTTTGGCCAAGGGAATTGATGGCAGATGCATTACCATTGATGCGGGCAGTGTTGTTAGCGATTGCAGTAGTATTACCTGCGATAGCTTGTTCATGATCATTCACCACATCGCCAAGCATGTTCAAACCGATTGCCACGTCTTTAATGTTTTGCTTGTTTTTGCTAATTTGTTTAGCATTGGTTTCGATTTCATCAATCGCAGCGAACAACTGGGAGCCGTTCACAGCGTCTAATGAATCAGCGGAGATTTGACCTGCGCTAACATTCGTGAGTTGGCGGTTGTACTGAGTTACTCCGCCTGCACCAGCACGGGCTTTAGAACCAAAACTTACTACGCTCGCCGGTTGCTCGCCTGCAAATACGTGGCGAGTTCCGTTGATGGTAATTCCATCAACACCAACGGCACTATCTGTAACGCTGTTAGTACCGATTGCCACCGAATTCGCTTGGTCAGCAATCGTATTGTTGCCGAATGCAACGGCGTCAGTGGCTAAGGATTTGGCATGAGTGCCAAATGTAAGAGCACCTTGGCCATTAGATTCGGAGTTAGAACCGAAAACTAGTTGCTCTTTGTCAGCACCGATTTTATTGTTGTATCCTACAACGGCACTTTGGCCGCCAGCCACTGTGCCGTTGTTAGCACCGATAACCACAGTATCAGCGCCGGTAACATTATTAGTTCTGCCTAATACTACAGAAGACTCGCCAGATACGAAGGCACCGTTTCCTATAGCTACACTATCGTAGCTAGAAACACGAGCCTGATTACCGATTGCTACGGTGTACTCCACCAAGCTTTCGGCGTGAGAACCAAAAGCGAAGCTATTACGACCTGCTGCAGTAGCATTATTACCACCTGCGAAACCGTTTTCACCAGTTACAGTATTATTTGTACCGAACGCTAACGCATTATTAGCGTCGATGTTGTTTTGGAAACCCCATACTGCGGAGCTTGTAGAAGTTGCGGAGATAGTATTATCTGTACCGCCTACTGTGTTATTACTAGTTGCGCCAACTACGTTTACTGCTAACGCGGAAATTGCCAATGCTGTTGTTAAAGTTTTATTCATCTCTTATACCTCATCTTCAAATTCATTCATCATTGTTTCAACTGTATTAATTGCCGGGCGTTTATCGCTTTCCGGTACAAGCGTAGGCTTGCCCTCCGGTTTATCGATATATGCTTCTAAGTATTCGGCAACGCCCTTTTTACCGAGTACCTTTTGTAAGTTTGTGATACCTTCGAGTTCTCGAGGCTTGAAAATTTCCTCTTCTTTGTAGCCGTTATCGAGTAATGTTTTAGCTGCTGCATCCGGATTCGTTATGGTACGTCGTGATGTACCCTCGACTAATTTATATCCAGGCCATTGCTTTTCACCCGATAAGGCTTTTTCATATGCAAAGTCGTAAACACCTTTAATCCACTTTGTGATTAAATCTTTCATCCCTAGGATGTCAGATACTTCGCTATCAGTGAGTAATTGATTGAGCTTACCGCCATTTTTGTAGAAAGTATCTAGGCACGTATTGGCCAGCGCTCGGCATGTGTGCCGTGCTTTACAGAAGTTACAGTAATCGCAAGGTGTACATTCGCCGATACCGTCCCAGGCACGTTGTGCAATCGGTTTGATATCTTCGCCCCAATCAAGAAGTTCTTCAAGTGACATTTCGTCGGTAGACACACTATCAAGTCTTGGCTGAACGATCGTCATACGAACTGTTTTAATGTCATATAGGAACTCGTTTACATCGTAGGCACCTAATGCGTAGAGTCGCATTTGTGTGTTTTCAACGGCGCTAACAGGAACGCCTTTACCGTATTTCAGGTCGATTACTTCCAGTATGCCGTCCGCTACGATTACCATGTCACCCGTACCAAAGCCCTCAGGTACCCATCTAGAGAAGTCGAGCCTTGCTTCAATCATGGCTTCCGCATCAGAGGAACGAGCACGGGCTTCGTTTACCTTCTCTTCGCAAATATCGACATACCGATTAACCGCTTCTATCATTTCAGCGGAGTAGTCGTCTAGCTTAGGGGCTTTTTTACCCTCAAGCTTATGTCGTAGGATTGCTTCCGCCAGGTCATGTGCTACAGTACCTTCCGCAGCATACGGAGATTGTTCATCGGGGAACATCGCTTCGAGTCTTGCTGAAGGAGTACATATTAACCACCTGGCACTACTGGATGCACCTAGTAAGGCGTGTTTCTTAGCCACGGCTATTCACCCATTCCATAATTTGAATACGTTGTTCATCGGTAGCAGATGTTACCTTTTCGGCACCGATGCTATCTAAGAAGGCTTTAAATTCGCCTTTAGCTTTCGTTTTATCAGTAGCTTTTGCCATTACGTCTTTCACTGCTTCACGAGTTGCTTCAAGGCTAGGAACCTCTACTTTAGGTTCTTCAGCTTTTGCTGGTTCTTCTTCCTTAGGAGCAGGTGCTTCTTCTTTAACGGGTTCAGCTTTAGGAGCCGGAGTCTCTACTTTTGGGGCTTCCTTCTTAGCAGGTTTTTCGTCTTTAACAGGAGTACCTACGATAGATTGATATAGGTCTTTCACTTCTTGTTCTAATTCAACTGCTTTATCTACTGTGATTTTTAACTCGATCATTGTTCTATTCCCTTTCGGCTTAATGATGTGATATACTTTAAATGGATATTTTTCTATGCGCCCTTTAGCATTGCCGTGCTTTGGGGTGCTTTTTTTTTGTGCCCAAGTGCCCGCACTCATCAGGAATGCAGTAATCTTTATTAGGGCACGTTGTACAATCTCGCAATGTCCTCACCTCCTTTCACTAGGCACGTTTGGATAAACGTGTTATTCTATTTACACACGGGTGTATGTCTTTACAGTTGTCGCACACTATACGAGGCTTACCTGTTAGGTACGACCAATTTGTGTAAGGACTTTTAATCCTTTTATTACAAAAGGAGCATCGTTTATCGTTCATACTCTTTTAACTCCTCAATCCAGTAACCAGTGAGTAACCAAAGAGTGATACCTAGTAACCCCTGGCACATACCAGTCCATAAATCAATGCGGTCTATTTCGATAGAACCGACAGTTCCTACTACTAAAATGGCTGCGATAATACGAAGCACATAAACTACTTTCATCATGTCTACTCTCCTATTCGTGCCTGGCATCGTTTAGCAAGCCAAGCATTAAACGAATCAACGTGGATAAGGCGTTTGCCTCCTCGTTTACCGATTTTCATGGACGGAAAGTCAAAATCTTGCGCCCATTCTCGGATAACAGCTTGCGGTACGCTGGCAAGTTCTGCCGCTTCCGCTACTGTGATACACATCTTATTCATGGCGACCTCCTAGAATGCTAGAAGCACCAGTGATAACATCACGAATAAACTTATACCTGCGGACAAGCCAAGCGCTAAAATCCATAAGCAACAACTAGCCAGTTCTAATAATTGTTTTTTATTCATAGCTACCTCCTATCTAATTTAGGGTTGTAGTAATCGGTTTCCCAAAAGTCGTGACTTTCGGTATCATCGACACACAACGCATAGCAGATACCAACGACTGTCGACATTTGCACTGACTTGCCCTTGATAGCTCGATTTAATGTATCCATCGAGATTTCAGCTTGTTTGATCAGCGCCGTCTTAGTCATGCCTAACTCGTTCATGCGTTCCGTAATGGATTCGCCGAACATTCTGATTACGAATTCTTTCATAACCTATCCTCCGTAACGGTTTAACCGTAATCAACTATAAAAAAATAATGTCGTCATACGTTACACCAAATACTTCTTGTATCTTTTTTATGTGAGGAACATCAGGGTAAGAGCGTTTACGCTCCCAATTTCCCCAAGTATCAACAGACACTCCAATCGCTTTAGATGCCGTAAGTTGAGACCAGTTTTTTGAAGCCCTTAACATCTTTAATGTATACTTCATAAGCTACCTCCTTTCTTGATACTCACATCTTGTTTACAGTCATCATTCTACTACGGTTTATCCGTAATGTCCATAAACTAAACTTAAACTATCGTAAAATTTCCGTAAAATATTGATTTTATTACGAAAATGTCGTAATATATAGGTATATTAATTAATATATTCCGTGTTTGAGAGGTTATTATGAGTGATTTAGGTAACAAGGCTATTATGGCCGAGAATATTCAACGACTAATGGATAGTCGCGGAATTGATCGCAATAAAATATGCGCTGATTTAGGGCTAAAGTATACTACGTTTACCGATTGGGTAAAGGGGAATACATATCCTAGAATCGATAAAATTGAGTTATTAGCGAACTATTTTGGCGTTCCTAAATCTGAACTAGTAGAGAAATATACAGACGGCTATTACACTGACCGTGAAGCAGCCGAATTTGCTGAATACCTACGCACACGTCCAGGGGCTCGTATGCTCTTCTCTGCCGCTAAAGATATAAGCAAGGAGGATTTAGAAAAAGCAGTCGAATATATAGAGCTTTTAAAATTAAAAAACAAATAATACACAAGGGAGAGTGTTATATTGGTTGTAAATTTGATTTACTGCGACTTACCACATGCCAACGCTGTGTCAGAGGAATGTGAAGATATAGATACTCATAATATCTATATAAACAAAAACCTCCCTCATGATCGTATGAGGGAAGAAATTAAGCACGAATTAATGCATATTATTAATGACGACTTCTATTTAGACCATCACGTTAATCTAGTAGAGCAAATGGTCCGTCGAACATGTATCGATGATGCCGAATTAGAGGCTATAGATTTCTACCATCATTATGTATCAGTATTATAAGGGATTATATAAAAAGGGAGATGTTAACATGAAAAAGACTTTATTAATTACTACTATACTTGCCTTAGTTACAGTTACGGGGTTCGCTAGAACTGAGGTATCTCACGATGAATTTAAGGCCTTAGACGGCCCTAAAGTACTAGTACATTACGATGACGGGAGTACCGAATTACTAGATGAGCAGGAATATCTTGAACGTACTATCAACATGACAAAAGAAGAAATGGACGACTTACATAAAGTCGACGAAGGCACTAAAAACGCACTGGCAAAATGGCAAGCTGGCCATGAGATACACCAGGCACCATCTGAAGAAGTGCAACAGCCTAAAAAGAAAAAGCACTGGTATGACAATGTACTAGATTCTGTATTTTAGATAAAAAAATAAGCCCTCACCGCAGTGAGGGCTACTAAAAACTACATACCTTAGAGGTATTTCATTTTTACTCCAATACTATTATATCACATAAAACCTCTAAGGCTTATTTCTTATACTCAAATTTAAGCCTAGGAGGTTATTTTTATGGCTAAAAAACGAGTCGATGGGCGCTACCAAGTATCGAAGATGATAAACGGTAAGCGCAAATACTTTTATGGTACTACCAAGAAAGCTGCTATTGCCGAACGTGATGCTTATGTTGAATCACTAGCACAATGTGCTAACTACGATAATACGATTACTATTGAGAGATGGTGTGAGTATTGGATCCGACTTAAGAATGATACGATTTCACAAAACACCCTCTCCTCTTACCAATATATTATTAAAACCTATATAGGTCT